GTTTTACCAACGAAACAAAGAAAAAATAAATCAAAAGAAAAAAGAGTATTACCTTGCTAATCCTGAAAAAGCTTTAGAACAGGGACAAAAAAGAAAAGCGTGGCGCGAAGCTAACCCCGAGCGTGTTCGTGAACTAGCCAAAAGAAACTACGAAAGGCGAAAGAAAGATCCCAAATATCAAGAGCAAACAAAGGAATACTATAAAAAGTATTTCAGCAACTCCAAAAACTTAAAACAGCGCGCAGAATATGGGCAAAAATGGTATTTAGAAAATAAAGAAAGAAAGAATGCTCAGTCAAAAACAAATTATGAAGCCAACAAAAAAGCCCATGCTGAAAGAACCATAAAGAACATGGCTAAACGCAAAGCTTTAGATCCTGTTTTATTTAACCAAAAAAACAGCGTTCAATCGCAAATATATCGTGCCCGTAAAAACAAAACGACTGCTGATGGTCACACTCTTCCTGAACTTCACGCCTATTGGAAATCTCAAAACATAGATCCTAAACGTTGCACCTATTGTGACGCTTGGTATCGCCAATGGAAATACAACTGGAAAACGTCAGTGGGTGACCATGTTGTTCCAATCACTAAAGGGGGCCACGATGTTATGGAAAACCTTGTGCCTTGCTGTTTCTCCTGCAACGCATCTAAAGGAAACAGAATTCTTTACGAAGAATGGATACCACCTAAAGAACGGATAGCAGCGTGAGAAAATATTACAACAACAAAGGCCAAACGTTCGCATCGAGAATGGACTGGTACCTAGATCCCAAGAACGAATACATAAAAATAAATAAAAAAACAGGCTGTTGGATATGGCAACGGTGCCGACTACCAGCAGGCTACGGGCTGGTAAGTTCAGTCCTCATAGCCAAAGAAGTCGGAACTAAAAACAATTCCCTTGTTCACAGAGCAGCGTACTTGTATGCGAAAGGTTCTTTAAAGCCTTCGACACATCTAGACCATCTGTGCGGAACGGCTTCTTGCTGTAACCCAACACACTTGGAGGAAGTATCAGCTTCCGTAAACAATGCACGCAAAGCTTTAGTGCGAGACCAGACACAAGAAATCGTTGAATTAAAAAACAAAATAAGACGTTTGGAAAGACGCATACAGAAACTAGAAAAATGTTAGCAACATTAATTTCAGTACTTTGTTTAAGCTTATTTACACCAATAATTTCAGAAGCTCCAAACGAAAAAGTTTTTAATCAATGGGGCGACCTACTTGCAGAACATTTTAATTTAGAAGACATGGAATTGATTACCCAAATCATTTGGTGCGAGTCAAGAGGGAAAGAAACAGCCCGAAATCCTAAAGGATCAGCGGGCGGTTTATTTCAAATAATAAAAAAGACTGCTCAATATGTAGCACCAAAAGTTGGTAAAGATCCATCGACAGAACAAATGAAATCTGGTATACGTTTCAACGCATACTGGAATGTAAGAATGTCTGCTTGGCTGTTTTACAAAACACCTCAAGGCGTCGGACATTGGAATGAATCAAAATCATGTTGGAGAAATTATGATAATCAATAAATGTGGCGGGCAAGCAAACGCGAATCAGTACAGCAACGGGTGTCGTTGTTATGGGTGTCGGGATGCTTGGAAAGAAAGAGCGCGACGACGTGTCGCAAGCGATGGAAAACGTCGTGCTGGAACAGGATCAGCCAGTAGGGGTGGCAAAGAAATGGGTTACGGGTTTACAAAAAATGATATTATGAAAGCAAGAGGTTACGACACATGACTTTCTACAAAAAGCTAGACAACAAAGTAGATAGAATCACTGGACTTGCTGAACATTTATTAAGAACAAATCAAGCCATGCTTAGAACAATGGATGAAATAACAAACCATATGTTAGTTCTTGAAGCAAGAATTAATGTTCGTGAAAGTCTGCCAAAACAACCAGAACCAAATCTTATTTCATCTACAGAAGTAGCTGAATTAGCTGGAGTAACTCTACCTGCTGTATCTAACTGGGCAAACAGATACGAAAGTTTCCCTAAGCCAATACAAAAAATTGGGCGCACAAAAGTTTACTCAGAGCTACAAATAAAACGTTGGCTTGAAAATCGTAACACAACTGTAATAGTAAAAAATAGTTAAACCTGTAGACTTCGCGTACTCAGTATCATTCACTCTCCACAAAGAGAGTGAATGGAACTCAGTACAAATCTCTTGGAGGAGAGAATGAAAAACTCACTGTCCCACCCTATTGCAATAATAGGCTTATGAAATATCCACTACACAAAGCAGCCGACGGACGTTGGGTACACGACTGGGTACGACAGTCATCAGTCAAGACTGCCGACATGTGCCTAGAAAGATTCCGTAATGACATCTGGGGACTTGTAAGCGAAGAAATAAAAGACGCATCAACATTAGGAACTGCTTGCCACTCAGTAGCCGAAGACGCACTTAACACACGGCTTAACGGTGGCGAAATGACTGAGCAAGACATGCTCGATTCATTTGAGTACTACTGGGATGAAGCGTTACCAACTATACAAAAATGGTATAGCTACTCTCCCGAGTCAGCGTACGTAAGCGGTATAGCTAAAATCAAAAGCTGGAGAGAGCAAGTACTTCCAGATCTTAAACCAGTAGCTGTAGAAAAGAACTTTAATTTACCTTTGTACGAAGACGACCAACGGATCATTACGTTCTCTGGCACCATAGATCTTGTAGAAGAAGACAGATGCTGGGATTGGAAATTTCCAGGACGAGACTACTCACGTAACAAATGGGAATACGAACGTTGGGATGTTCAATCAATCGCTTACTCTCTAGCGACAGGAATCCCCGACTTCTCATATGCGATTATGCACCCTAAAGGTGTTGGTCGCATGGACCTAACCAGAGGTGAAGAACACTATCAATGGTTTCGTCAAAAGGTCTTAGCATTAGCCAAACTAGTTGAATCACAAATTGGAAATTATCCTTTAGGTGACAACGGTTGGTGGTGCTCAGAAAAATGGTGCCCAAATTGGTCACGGTGCAAAGGTGCAACAACAGGAGGAATAAATTAATGGCATACGGTTCAATGGCCCCGCACGAGCGGGCAAGCATAGAAGCACAAGTCATATTGAAAGGCGCTGTTGAACTGACAGCGGCACAAGTATCGGCTTCCGCAACTGACCCAAACGAAGACTTGCTAACAACACTGACAGACAATGCGTCAGCGTTAGCGAACATCCTTGGAGACGTTAAAAAACAATTAGGTGCAATACCTGAACCCGCAGCAGCAGTAGCAGCAGCGGTAGATCCAGTTAAAACAATACAAAACAACTTTGCAGGAGCAACAGTTGTAGCTGGAACAAGGAAACCAGGGTTGTATGCCGACGACGAAGAATACAATTCAATTCATAAAATATTTATGAGCGAAAAAAATAGTGGAGTTGTTTACGCTTCACAAGAATCAGCGTTCATGGATAATCAAGCAATACGAAAACTATTTATGAATGGACTCAGACAATTCCCCCAAGACTATTGGGCGCCCTCCATGAGAGGTAAAGATATACCAATCACTAAAAACGGTAAATGCGGACTAGGTGATTTTAAATTAAAGAAAGGATTGTCGGTAGGTGAAGACGGACAAATCTTCTTGGGACAAGGAGACGGAAACCATCCTCTAGCTGGAAAAACTGGGTACTTCATGGCACTACAAAAAAATACTTCATGGTCATGGCCTGAAAGACCAGACCCAATAGACCCAAACAATTGGCTAGCTGGGATCAGTGCATAAGGAAATAGGGTTGGAAGAAGCAAGGCAACTTGTAGCGGGGCGCAGCATTGTGCCTGCCCCCGCGATTTCCACTTCCCCATCTCCCATTGAAGGCATCTCAGATGCCGACATGCACAGACTCTTTACCCCCAAGGGTGAGCAAGTAAAACGTATGCGCCACGACCTGAAAACAGGTAACGAGTGGAGCTTCGCAGTAGACGCATTTGACAACGCGACGTTAGGTGGAGCAAGACCAGGGCAACTCCTCACACTGATAGGAAGGTCGCATACAGGGAAAAGCTTGCTAGCTATGAACATGATAGCTAAGAACAGGAACCACAGGACTCTATGGGTTTCACCAGACGAAACAGAAACAATGTTCTGGGCAAGATACTCAGCAATACGTTTAGGTTACGATCAGAAACAATGGGTTAAACGTTTAATGAGTGAAGACCCTGCCGCTTGGGCACGGGTCGAACAAATAATGCAAGACGATAGCCACTTGCACTTTGAATCCACAGGAATGTCTGTCGATGATCTAGATAAGGCCATGCGAATAGCCGCACAAACTTTATGGGATGGGAAACGTCCACAAGTTTTAGTTTACGATTACCTTGAACTGATTAGAGGTGGCGGAGCAGGAGACGCAGCAAGCGTTCAAGCTAAAATAGAATCATTCAAGCAGCTAGTTTCTGACTGGCGAGTAGTAGGAATAATGATTCACCAATCTGGTAGAGGCTCTGGCAACAGAGGTAAAGCTGGAGGGATGGAGTCTGGCCGATACGGCGGAACTTCAGAATCTCATTTCCTTATAGAA